CTCTTTGGCAAATGATAGAGACTGGCGTAATATAATAAAACCCGGCATGTGGTGTCTTTTATACATGGATAACGAAGGGACTCTAGATATAAAACGAGGTTCGAGTGTATCCTTGCCTTCTATTGATCCAGGTGCCCTGAAGAAATTTAAGAAAAAATTAAGAGGTATTTGCTATATTGAGCGTGCTGCTTTAGATGCTGCTGTAGGAGTTAACGGAGAATTAGAAGTTACTTATCAAGTCACTGGTAGAGACTTTGGAGTAGTATATGAAGAGGCTAATATTTGGTTAAACTCTTTTAATAGTGAATCCCTTTTCTTTTTTAGTGTAGTTGAACAGGTTATTAAATTAGCAAAAAGACCTGAGGATGTTACTACAATAGATGAACTTATGAAATTAGGGCATAAAATATTATATAACCCGGCAGACATACCGGGATTTAAGTCAACACTAAATCTTCCAGAAGTTTTACCTCAATGGATAATGCCACAGGGACTTATTACCGCTCTAGAACTAAAGTTGAATAAGCAACCTTCTTTATATGGAAATATTTCAGGAATCATAAAAGAAAATGATAAATTTTTCTTTGGAACTTCGTCAATGATAAGTCCTACTGAGAACCCATTAATATATTTACAGGGAAATGCCTGGACCATGTTCAAGGCAATGTCGGTGGAACCATTTCATGAGTTATTTCCTGAAACAGACGACGACGGGCATCCTAGATTAATTTTCAGACCTATTCCCTGGGGATTAAGTGATAAAGGTTATAAACGGCTCTCTAAAAATATCATTTCTTACCGGGAGCTTGCAGATAAGACATCCGTGACGCCAGAAGCAGTGGATGTTATTTCGATGAATCTAGGATTAGACAATCATTCTAGATGGAATCACTTTTTCATTACTATATCTGGAGATACTAATCACATGACAACGGGAGGATTAACTACTGATGGTAGAGCTATAGTAAACATTGCTACCAAGAGGAGGTATCCCCTTGCACAAACGAATAGTATACTTAGACATGGATTGAGACTTATGCATGTAGATGTGAACTCTTTTATTGAATTAACTTTATCTGATAAAAGAAACGGAGTTTTACTAGCTGAATTCTCAGATGTACTATTTGATTATTGGAATAATGCTGTATTTTTCGAATCAGGAACAGTATCAATTATTGGAAACAATAAAGTTAAAGTGGGTAAAACTATTCTATTCGACGAAAATACACCTTACATTGGCAATAAGGTTTTCTACATAGAAGGGTATATGGATGAGTTTACCGTTGATCCTACCACGGGAGCTACTCTATGGACTCAGAATTTACAGTTAACTAGGGGAATTGATAAGAACAAATTAAATCAGCTGACCAACTTTGATGATGCAAAGAGTTCTTTGGACATAAGGGGTGAATTCACACCATCCGGAGCATAATATGGGTAAATATAGAACAGACTTATCAGTACAATCTTCAAATACTCCATCGGCAAAGGATCTCGCTTACTATAAAGTAAAGCGAAATAAAATCTTTGCAGCTATGGTGACAGACGTACATTACACAGACGATGATAGCAACCAAACCAAAGACGCACAGAATCCTCAAGTTTTATATGATGTCATTGCACTAAATGGGCACTATGAAGGTCAAATTTTTTGTAAAGTCAAACTTGCTAACTTTTTAGGGGGAGCTACAAACTACTCCGAGCGAGTACTACGTAAAGCCTCGTCTCCTCCTAATGAAAAGGCTATTCAGAAACAAGATGGCGACTTCGTATATGTAGGATTTATTGATGGGAATAGACAATCTCCAGTAATCTTAGGGTGTGGTAATCAACCTTTAGATGCAGATAATACTGGAGCTAAGCGCTCAGAATCTCCCCGGCTCATACAAGAATATAACGGTATACTCCAACTAATTAATAATAAAGGAGAATTCATACTCACTCGAAAGGGAGGCACGCTAGACCCCCGAGTACCTTTCTTTGATGCAGCTGAGTCGGGCAATGAGGCTAAGCTAGTAATTAAAGAGAAGCAAATTGAGCATACCGTAGACAATGATGGTATCTCTCACAAATTAGAGGGCAGCACTGAAAAGATGACCATTAAGTTTCGTAGTGGGATGGTTGTTGAAGTGGATGGTATAAATGATTCTATGAGAATCAGTACTAACGGCGGATTAAGTACATTAGTTGATGGAAAGAATGATGTAGCAAATATCCTTACTGCCGGAGGTGCTCAAGTCATTGTTAACGGAGCTTCTGACAACATTACAGGCGAGACTTCTGCTGGAGTCAAGATGGAATTAGATGGTGGAGGAGATACTGCTACAGTAGAAGATGCAAACGGGGGTATTCTAAAGATTTCAGGTGGAAAAGTTGGTCTAGGCGGACCTGCTGCAGAGTTGCTTGAACAGATAAGCCAAACTCTAACGGCACTGCAAGCGGAAACTCACGTAAGTTCTATGCCTGGTTTTCCGAGTAGTACACCTATTAACTCATCTACGTATGCATCAATACAGGCTTTAGTAGATGCCATCAAAGGAGGCATCTAATGCCATTATCACAAGCATCATTATCGGCACGAATCATCTCAGAGGTAATTGCACTTAAAGGAGCTGCTACAGATGCAGCGGAATTGCAAACTTTTGCGGACGCATTAGCCAAAGCAATAGTAGATGAATTTCAGGCAAATGCACTTGTAACTACAACAGTTACTACCCCCGACACTATAAACGGTACGGGAACAGGAACGGTAACGTAAGGAAACGATTATGGCTTTAAATTTAGCAGGTCTAGGACAAAACATTCAAAATGCTATTTCAGCATTTACGGGATTATTTACTGGTGGGAAGGGTAAGTTACCTTATCCAGATAAGGGCAAAATTGCTAACGTTATAACTGGTATTGATGATTTAGAAAGTAATTGGGCTAAGAGTCTACCGTATGGTTTCGGCGTAATAGACATCACGGATGGAGTTGAAAATATTTCTTCCGAATTCAAATCAATTGATTTACCCATAAATCCCTCCGAATTAACTCAAGATGAGAACTTTGCTATTAATATTAAACCAACTCAAGGCGGCACGGTAGTACAACATAGTGGTAATAAATATAAAGACTTAACTATTAGCGGCACTACTGGAAATCATCCATTTAAAGGATCGGGTGGAGCCTCTTCTAGAACTGGTAAAGCACTGTTTCAACCACAAGAGACCAAGTTTAAATCCGGATTTTACAACTTCCATCTACTTAGAAATTGGTTTCGATCATACTATGAATTCAAAAAATTAAATACAGATAAGAGATCTAGGGATCTTCGTATTATCTTTAAAAATCGAAAAGACGGAGAATCATTAATAGTTGAATTGACTAAATTCTCACTTAAGAGAAATGGGGATCGACCCTTCTTATACGATTATAACTTGACTTTTAAGGTATTAGGAAATGCAAATTTTGTAGATGATCAACAATTAGGTGGTATTTTAGGTATACTCGCAGATATTGACAATACATTCAATACCGCTTTAGAATATATAGACACAGCTAGGGCTGTATTCGTCCGCTCCCAAGATATACTTCGTCAAGTCGAGTCAAACTTTGAAGCCGTGCTAGTAGAACCTCTACGAAAAACGCGACAAGCTGTAATTGCATTCTTAGGCGTTCCCTCTACGGCTGCGGATATGGGTAATAAGCTCATTCGTGAATTTAACTCGGAGGCACTAGCCCTAGCCTTACTAGTCGGATTAAAAGATGAACAGGCAGAACAACGTAATGCCCCCACACAAGATCCTCTATTAGTAGAGCATAATTTACCGGTAAATTTAGAACAGTCTGCAAAAACAGATGGAGTTAACTTCTTATTAAGAGATGAAAATCAAGATTTACTACAATTTATTGATCCTACTCAGTTTCCTAGTGATGCTCAGGCACAGCTTGACTCCGATATTCAGGATTCACTTGAACTAGAACGTGATTTCTACGTGACGTTCCGGGAGGACCTCGTTAGACTAAGAGATAATGCTGCCGATAAGTTTAATTTAGGAAGTGATGAGTATAACGAACAACAGGGTCGAACGGCTACTTTTGAGCCGGAAGTTGGTAAGAACGCTACCGATGATGAGTTTGCACTACTAGATGCTTTCAATTCTAGTATTAGAGCGCTAGACTTAATGCTCAGTACGCAAATTTTATTTAAGTCTGAATATGAAGAGCGCATTGCTAGTATTCAGGCAGGGTTTAATGATGATTTGAATTTGACTGCGGAGTCAGCATTGAAGGAAATTCCCATGCCCCCCAACACAGACTTAGAACGTCTGGCTTTAAATGAACTCGGTGCAGCGGATAAATGGATTGAAATATCTGAGTTGAACAACTTAAAGCCCCCTTATGTAATTCAAGATAAGACAGATCCCACTCCAAACGTAATTCATCCAGGAGATCTAATTTTAATACCTCAACCAGTAATCGAAGGTTTTGGAAATATACAACCCAATCATGATATTCCTGTGATTGCGGATCTGACTGCTACCGAAAAGAATTTAGGACTGGACTTAAAATTGACATCCGAATTTGACATAGAACTTACGAATCGAAACGATGTACAAATAACCACTGCAGCCGAGAACGCAGCTCAGGCTATAATCTTAAAATTGACTTATGAGCAAGGCGATTTACTTAAACACCCCTCAGTAGGTGTAGGACTTCAAGTTGGTTCTAAAAATGTTACCCCGATTAACGAATTGAGGGATTCATTAATACAGAGTTTACAGAGAGATCCAAGATTTTCTCGAATTGAGAATCTACAAATTGATAGGCGAAATAATGAGGTTTTCCTTACATTTACAGCCTTTATCAAGAATGTGGATACACCAGTTCCAGTGAAACTTAAGCTTTAAAAGCTTAATAGTTTAGAATAGTTATAGGAGATTTAGATGGCATTACTAAAACTAAAATCAGAACAACAGATTATAGCTGATATTATATCCAAGATTAAGAGCGACCTAAGCATACCGGATATCAATCCTGGTTCTGTAATCCTAACCCTATCTGAAGTAGTTGCCAGCGAAGACTTTCAACAATATGTACAAATGGTTAGTATCGTTAGGAATTTTAACCTAGATACTACAGACGGGGTTGACTTAGATAACCGAGCCTTTGAATTTGGGCTCGAGCGCAGAGAAGCCCTCCAAGCAACAGGGAAAGTGACCATCTTACGGGAGGAGAGCTTTGAGAAGGTAGCAAGTACCATTTACTCGGGCCTACCCGCTCCCATAGCTGGAGATACTGTATTACGCGTTGATGATGCTTCCAACATCCTTTATGGTACGTCTGGTACCTTAATTGTAGGTAGGGGGACCTCTAATGAAGAAGAAGTCACATACTCGGCAGCTCCTACAGATTTTACCAATTTCTTTGAATTTATAGTATCCCCGTTTTCTAACGACCATGGATTAGATGAGACTTCCATCTTAAAGCAAGGTGTGGATGAATCTATTCCTGCAGGTACCACACTTATTGTTCCTGGTTCCGCTACATCATCTGACATCACCTTCACTATTAATAATAATACTGTTTTATTGGCTGGCGAAGAGGAGATACAGAATGTGGATGTGACTGCAGTAGAAGCCGGTACGTCTGGGAATATTCCTATTAATGCTTTAATTGGTGAAGACGCTTTTGTATCCGCCCCCTTCCCAGGAGCTAGAGCGCAGAATGATTCAAGGTTTACAACTGGTACTGATAGAGAACTCGATGATGAGTTAAGAGATAGGATCAAGCAAACCATTCAATCTCTCTCCAGGGGTGTAAAGACTGCCCTTTTGAATGCTATTGTAGGTCTAGTAGATGCTGAGACCGCTAAGCGAGTTGTTTCTGCAAGTGTAATTCTTCCTCAAAATTTAGAAGAAATTGTTGAGATATTCATTGACGATGGTACTGGTTTTGAGCCCGACTTCGAGTCTCAAGGTTTTGAGTCCATTATAACTGCAGCCACGGGTGGAGAAACTCGTTTACAACTAGATTTGATTCCTCTAGTAAAAGCCCAAGTAGAAAGTAGCAACCAAGAACCTTATGATATGAGTTCTGGTACGTTGAGCCTAAATTATACCGTGGGTATTGACTCCGAATCAATTAACTTTGGAGTAGAAGACTTTCTATTCCCTGAGTCCGCCACAGCGGAAGAGATAGTAGCAGCGATCAATAATAAATCCTTCTTAATTGAAGCTAGAACTTCAGCAGTCGGCAAGGCAATTGTTATTACTGCCAAACAAGACGAGAATGAAGATATTCAGGTAACAGGTGGGTCCGCTAACGGAATCATACAGTTTCCTACAGACCAACGCGCAACCTTATTCTTGTATGTAGCTGACAGACTATTGACAAAAGATGGGATTACTGCATTCGTAGATACCCCTAGCTCTCAACCATATAACTTCCAGGTACTAGCTCCCGGACCTGCAGGTCCGTGGCCCCTGAATATCATTGTAGATGGGAAGGGGTCTCCTAATGATCAAGTAGTAGATTTTGTACCTGGGGACTTCAACGATCCCGCGAATGGGACTGCAGCTGAGGTCGCAATTGCTATTAACTCTAGACTTGCGGGTGCTACAGCTACTACCATAGATGGTAATACTAAGGTACGCCTTGCATCAAATACAGAACTTTCTGCATTAAGTAAAATAGAAGTAACTGGCGGGAGTGCTAACACAGCTCTTGGATTTTCGACAACTGAAGTTGTGGGTAGAGATCGGGACTATACTCTTAATAGACAGCTAGGTACTATTGAGTTAACCACTCCTCTAGTAGTTAATCAACCTGTCACTGCTGGATCTCAATTTACGCGAGCATTCTTACGTACCGTATCTCCAGAATTTTATAACATCACTATAGGTGAGACAGTCGTTATTAGTGTTGATGGGGCAGCAAACCAAACGGTTACTTTCCCTGTTACCGGGCTGTTTACAGCAGCTCAAATAGCTGCCGAGATTAACTTTCAGCTTGAAGGAGCAACAGCAACTGTACGCGAGGTAGGCAGTCAAAACTTTGTAGAAGTAACTACTAATACCTACGATGAGTCTTTGGGTAGCGTTCGTATTGATTCCTCTTCTACTGCAACTGCTTTGGCTTTTCCTACTGATACAACGGTAGTAAATCAGAGACCACATACAGTCTCCGTTACTTCAGGAGCGGTGGGTCCATATATCTTCTTAGAAAATGATCGACTAATCGTAGTAATGGATAACGACCCCGTAACTAAAACCTTCTCAGTAGTTATGGATCAAGATGGTACAGCTACTAGTGGTGCTTCTACTACGATATTTGCAGACCTGAGCTTTAATACTACATTTGTGGGTGATGATGAGTTAAATGACTTCTTTGCAATATTCAAATCTGGAGCTAATTCTACTTCTGAGACCGTTACCGATGTGACTGACCAAGGTGGAAATACTTTCAGATATATATTTAGCTCTCTCCCAG